GCTTACTACACCGGTAAATGTGCTGGTCATCGCTGAAGCAATGCCGGTGATTGAATCAATAACCTTATTTGAGAAGCCCATTGTTATAAAATTCAACAGGCCTTTAAAAATGTTGTAGTAAGCTTCAGCAAACTTTGCGCCGATCCAACCAGCAAACTTAACAACCGGCCCAACTACCGATCCAATTACGCTAGCCAAACCGGAAACGATTTTACCAAATAAGCTTGCAAAGCTTGATACTACATAGGAAATGCCACTGCCTACGAAGCTTGCAAGGCCTTTGAAAATATTGTAATAGGCTTCAAAAAATCTAGCCGTGAGCCAACCAGCGAATTTCATTACCGATACGGAGAAGCCGCCGATTGCATCGGATAAGCCAAAGGTCAAAGTATTCAACAAGCTTTTGAATCCGCCTGCAATAGACACGAATAGACCGCCAACCATTGAAAGCGAGCCGGTAATCAATCCAGCGCCGCCGCTTATTGTGTCGTAAAATGCGTTCTTTATTCCAGATAGCGCAGAAGTAAAGCCGGAGCCTATAGAAGAAAAGAAATCAGATGCCATAGCGGCGGCGGAACTAAAGAAGCTTCCAATTGCGTTTTCCATTGCCGGAATGTTTTCCGTAAACGCATCGAACCAACTACCTAGAAGGCGAATACTTTCAACCAGCGCGCCGCCCATGACTTCAAAGCCACGGAAGAAGGCAACTACCAAAATATCGATACCGTTCTTAAAGTCTTCAATCCATTGGCTATTATTTGCAAATACGCCTGCAAGCAGCTCCACTTGCTCGCGCGCCGCTTTTACGCCTGCGGTGATCATCCTAAATAAAGAAACATAAGTCTTCGTACCGCCAAAGAAAGCATTGATTGCTTTGCCGATTTCAAAAAACATTAAAGAGATTTCGCCTTTGGCTTTGCCCATAGCACCGGCAAAAGTGTTTCCAACCGCCTCGGCCTGCGCCTGAACTTTTTTAGAATCGCCAAGCCCAGCGAATACTTGCAATTGTTCTTGCGTGGTAATACCGCTTGCTCCGCCGGTTTGCTGAGCCAACTTCAACTGCGCTACAACTTCCTCGGTGCTAACCACAACGCCGCGCATTTCAGAAATCTTTTCCGCAAAGATATCTATAATCGGCAAGCCTAGTTCCGCAAGCGCTTTGAATTGTCCAAACTCAACAAAGCCCATTTCGTCCATTTGAATAGACATTTTTTCAAGCATACCAACAGTCTGGCCGATTTCGCCAGGTACGGATTTAGCGGTCTTATAAAAGCTTGTAACTAGTTTTTCGGTTTCTGCTGCGGAGAAACCAACGCTCATCATCTTACGTGCCATGTCGCCAAGTGCTTTTCCGGCTTCGTCGTTGCGTCCGGTGATGGCGGAAAGGGTACTAACTAAATTAGCTATTGATTCTTTGGAGCTGCCTGCACTCGTGCCAATCGCTTCCAAGATTGCTTGTGTTTTTTCAAAGGCAACAACTTTTCCAAGGCTGCCTTCAATGCCTGCCTTGATGCCGCCAATCGTAAAGGCTGTAAGGCCTAATATGCCAACTAATTTTCCTGCGCTGGCGCCAATGTCTTTGAAGTAACCTTTGAGCGATTCGGCGCCGGTTTTGAAGGCGCTGGCATCCATGCCAACCGCGACGGAAGTTTTAGAAATTGATGTTGCCATTATTTAATTACTCCGCCTGCGGCTTTGACCCATGCCATTAAGCTTTTTTCCATGTCCTCAGAAGTCTGTTCCGGTTTATTCTCTCGAAAGTAATCCGGTAAGAAGTCTTCAACGGTGAAAGCTTTTTGACTAGATCCTCGGTTGCAGTTGCCTAGTAAACTTTGTAAGCTTGCGAAATTAATATCGTTGCGGTAACCATCAAGCGGCTCGATTCGTGCGAAAGCCATCCAATCCGTTAGTTCGTCTGAATCCATTGTCTCGAGGATTTCGCCAACCGTCTTCTTAAGGTGTCCAGCCAGCCGAAATAAGAATCTTTTCGCTGGCTGTGACCTTAGTTTTTTTCCGCCTGCTCCACCGATTTTGTGGTAAAGCCGTTAAGCTCTTGAGCCACCGTAAACAATTGATTAACCAGGTCGGCAGGCAATTCGCCAATTAAAGGAACTTCGGCATCGGTAAAAATGCGGTTGCCTTTTTCATCACAAAAACAGAGCGCAACGAGTTTGCTTCTGAAGTTATCAAAATTAAACTTGTCGCCGCCTGCAATTGCGCCTTCGTAATTGTCTCTATCTCTGGCTTTTAAGACTCGGATAAACACCTTGCCATAGCCTTCAATTGAAACTTCTTGCTTGCGAATCGTGCCTTTGGCAAATGCCAAGAAACTGTCTTTTGAAACTTCCATGAAATCCTCCTTTAGAATAAAAAAACTAAGCGCCAGCTACAAACACAGGCTTGGTAACTACTTTTGCAGTCATTTTGCCTTTTACTGCATTGTCGCCAACCGCTACGGCATCAACGGTAAACTCGGTAATAAATCCATCAAAGGTTACAGAGCCGCCGTTAGGAAAGGTAATAACGATTTCTTGTTCATAGGTTGCTTCAACGGCAGAATCCATTGTGGCAATTAATGCGTGGCCTTCTGGATAAAAGAAGTCACATGAAAAGTCGCCAGCTTCCAGCATACCAGGAACAAATTCTTTCAAATTGCCAGGGCTTTCAAGGTTAGTAACATCGATGCTTCCGCGCTTAATCGATGGCGCCGAAATCGAAGTTGCTTTCAGTGCGGTTGCGCCTATCAAGACCGTGGTACCCATTCCAGAAAATGCTGCCATAACATTACTCCTCTACAAATTGGATAAGATGACTATTAATATAACTATAGACTGGAATATCATTTCCTTCAATGAAAACATCATTGGTTTCTTGATTATTCCAAACGCTGCTTGCGATCTCTGTACCGGCTACCGTTCCACGGTATCCGCTGAATAGTTGTCCTACCTCTACAGATAGTTCTTCAACCGCTATTTTGTTGGTGCCAAAGATCATGAATTGGAAGCTTGCCACCGGTAGGCCGTTCGTACTTCCATCCAGAAGATAAGTTCGCTCTACGCTTTGCATTTTGTATACGCAAAACGGATACGGAACGCTTTCCGGTGCCGAATCTGGAAAGACATTCGAATTAAATGCCGCTACTGTTTTTAATCGGCTTGTTACTGCTGCGGAGATTGTCATTATTTAAGAGATTCCTTAATAGCGGTTTCCATTGCATCTAGCATCATTCGCTGCGCTTTCGCTCTTACGGTGTCGTAACTCGGAGCGACAAACGGCCTTTTCTTGTAGCCTGGATGGCTAAAGGTGCGGCCTTGGTTTTGACCTTTTTTAACATCGATTAAGTGCGGCTTAACTCCGCTCTCGACAAAGTGCGCATACTTGGAAGGTGTGCCAAGGTCTGTAGCTTTGCGCTTTGGCCCTACGAACATATAAGCCTTACCTTTTTTTATGTCAACATTCGTTTTAACTGTGATGCTTTTTTCTAGTCCGTTCTTGATCGGCTTTCCTTTTTTGTTGAATCCGATTCCAACTTTGCGCTTGCCATCAATGGACTTAATCTTGCTTTTCTGAATCGCCTTTACTTCCTTTCCGATTGCCGCAAATCCGCGTCGCAAACTCTTTCTCATCAGATTTGGCGTGATATCTCCGAACTTCGCAAGAAGCGTCTTGATTTCGGTAACATCAATCGTGATACCGGCTTGCTTGTAAATGCTTTTTTCTGCGCTATTTCCTGCCATTACGCCACCCTTTCTACGCCTTCAATGGTTGCTTCGATTCCATCCGTAAAGTTGCGTATGCCAATGCTTTTGATTTCTACGGTGTGGCCTTCCGTTACAATCCTATCGCCTGGTGCTGCGGTAGTCTTCCTAGTGGTAATCGTGTAATTCATATAAGCGCCGGTCTGTTCGCCAATGAGCTGCTCGCCTACTGGAAAGCTTGCCACCTTGGCGAAGAAGGTTTCTAAGGTAGTCCAAGATTTAATTGGCTGGCCTACATCGTCTGCCGTTGATGTTGATCGTTCCACTACGCAAACTTTATTCATTGCGCCGGAGGTAATCATTATCGGTAGTTTCCTGAAGCGAATAGATTTAGTAAGCTATCAACGCCAAAAGGAATCGGACCAGGCGAACCCATGTCAACCGCTGACCTGTTCGAATACCAAAAATCGACTAGCAAAAGAATCGCCTGTTTCAATGCTGCTGGTACATCCTCGGCATCGCCAAAGCCTGCAACATAAGTAACTTTTACCGCATCGATTCGATTAGGCATTGTCGAAGGCCAAGGCATTCCAGCGGCCGGAACGATAAGGCAAGGATTCGATTCTAATGCCGCCTGATAGTCTGTGAGTGTTTGCGCTGCGTTCGTCTGATCGTAATATTGTATCTCGCTAATCGAAACCGTAGGGCCGTAGGCGAGCGTTAGCCAAGGTTTGCGGAATCCGTCAAAGGTCGTTCTGCGTGTTTGCGTGATTAAACTAAGTTCGCAAGTCTTTTCGACATACTGTCTAGCAACTATTATGGCCATTGCCAGCCAAGAATCATCATCTGAATGAGATATACGGCTATGAAGCTTCACCTGCGCCAAGGTAATTGGCTCGGTTGCTGGCTCCGATAATATTTTAGTTGTCCAAGATGGTAGCATGATAAGGCCTTTTTAAGAAATCACCCTAGCAAAAGGAGGATAAAGCTAGGGTGATTGGGGTAGGATCAAAACCACTGACTAGATGGTCACAAAGTGCTTAACTGGATTAGTTCCAGCGTTTGCAAGCTTCGCATCTAATCGGTGATGAATCACCCAGCCAACGAGTCCAGAACTGGAATACAATTCTGATTGCCTGGTCAATTCGATGTTACTAACTTCGCGAATCTTATAGGCTGAGATATCACCGAACAAAGCAATCTTGCCTGCTGCGGTGGTCATATCGCTGGCCATGTCGTTACAAATAACGATTGGTGCGCCTAGTAAAGTCGTAGGCTCGCCAACATTAGGCCCGCCGAAAATCAGATAACCAGCGTCATCGGTAAGACCGCGCAAGAGCGCAAGGAAGTTATCATGGAAGACCCAGCTTGCATTTCGTCGATAAGAAACATCAACGGAATGGTAAAGATTGATTAAATCTTGGTAAGCCAAAACATTGTTAGTGGCCTGAGTTGCGCCCAAAGTCGAACCCGTAACCAAGCCGGCTGGCTGGCTTGAGCCGGTGCCAGTTGCTAGGTGTGCGCCTTGTCCTCGAGCCAATCTTTCGCCAAGGATGTTTCCAAGTTCAGACTCAAGATTGATGCCAGAATCTTGGATTAATTCCCAAGATGCTTGCACCGCAGCAGCGTATTTATAAGCACCCAAGGTAAATTGGCTAAAGGTAGTATTAGCCGCAGTGATTGCGGAGCCTTCGCCAACGATTGAGGCAACGGAACTGGTGTCGTTTACCATTGGCATCTGCAAAGGATTTCCGCCAGCGGTGCGGATAATGGAAGCCTTTTCACGAATGCCACCGAAAGTAAGCATCGCCTTTTCAAGCGAAGCAATAAATTCAGTAGGAACTAAATAACCACCGGCGTTGTTCGTGCCAACGGAAAGATTGGCGCGGATTTCTTCGGCTTTCTTAGGTGCGCTTCTAAACAAATCCAAGGTCAATCTATCGGCATCGATGTTAAGGCCTGTTTCATTTGCTGCGCTTCGAATTTCATCGTTGACCAATTCAGAGCGCGAACCACCAGCAAGCCAGCCTTTGATTGCTAGGCTTCGCTTTTGGCGGTCGTTCTTATCGCCAAAATCTCTCACGAAATTAGGCGCGCTGGAATAAACCTTGGAGCGTTGGACAGTCGGCGCAACTGGTGCGGAGGATTTCCAAGCTTGCAATTTGTTTCTTGCTGAGTCTGCGGAGGCAGTAACATCAGCGGCAGAGTCTGCGTTAAGCATTGCATCGATTTCGTTAACCTTGGCTTCAAGGTCAGCGAATTTGGCTTCTTCTTCTGGTGTCCATGCGCGTTGGTCGATGGTCATGGATTCGCCTTCGGCAATCAATCTGGTGCGCTCGGCGCGAAGTTCAACTTTATTCATTTCATACTCCAAAAAAAAATGCGTGAACGGCTTCGAAAACGATTTCGGAAGCTGTTCACGCAAAAGCGTGGTGATCTAATTAATATTAATATACTTACAGAATCTTAGTTATGTCAATTAAAAATTCCATTTCATCAACTTAATTCTTGCAATCGCTTGTTTTCTCCGTGATTCGGAGCGTTCAACCTCCGCAAGATTTCGAAGCGCTACGCTAGTATCTGGATACGCAGGGTTTGCAGTTGGTGAGATTTCATAAAGCGTAACGCTTTCGAGCGTTCTTATTTTCTCCTTGCCTACCACTGTCCAAGAATCCTTATCTACGGTGAAGCCAAACGAAACGCCGGATAGAATTCCAGAGCGAATTAGCTCCTTAACATCTCGGCCGGTGCTGGTATCTGGTAACACCAATGAAAATTTTAGGCCTCTGGCATCAACGGAAAGCTCCAGATTCGTTCCTTCCTTACCTAAGACTTGCGAGCTGTCATGATTATAAAACGCCAAGACTTTGCCGCTTCGTTTATCAAATGCGGTTGGCGCAACTATCTCCCTGAAGCCTCCGAGGTTTTCCGAGAGTGAAGGCTTACCGCTAGAGTCGGTGAAGACGGCTGCGTATCCGGTAATGGTGTTACCTTCGTTTTCGGTGCGGTATTCTACTGCGTTTCTGCGTTCCATGATTATTGCTCCGTTGTGAAGGATGGAAGTAAATTCGAATTAAGATAGCTTGGCAAAGCGTTTTCGACAGCGGCAGGCAGGCCAGCAAAATTTGTTGCGCCTGCTACATCCAGAAACTTTTCTTTTAAATTAGTCGCTGCGGTGGTTGCAATGAACTCCGCAATCTTTTCTTTGCCTTTGATTTCGAAGGCTTCGAGGATTTCATCAAATGCCATATAGTGCCTTTTCTTGGTTTGTTCGGTTAGTTCGTCCAACTTTGAAACAAATAGCTTGTCTTTGGAAATTCGTTTCAATGCGGTGGCTTCAATGGCTCGGAGCTGCGACACCTTCAAGATTAAAACACGCTCTAAGATTTTGTTATCGCTGCGGTTTGGTGGTAAGGCGGAATCTGGAGTATCCACGCCTGGAGCTGTAACGGCAGGGCCGCCAGGTATAAGTTCCTTTACTGGTGCTGGTGCCGGTGCTGGCTTGCTGTCCAAGGTTTCCATATTCATCGGCTTAAGGTAGTCTTCCATGCCTGCGATATCACTATTAAGATTCTCCAACTTCCTGCAATCGCCAGCGCTCAACCAGCCCCATTGGCGGCCAATAGCCATAGATTCGTACCGTGTTTTAATATCGGTGCGTAATACGCTTTTCGTGTCTACCTCGACATATTCCGCCATATTATAAATTAACTTCCTTGAAATCTCCTGCTCCCATCGGCAAAGCCACGGTTGGAGGCTTCGCAAGAATTGCAGGCTTACCGCTTCGATGTTGTCGCTTGCATCTGCGGCACCTATGAGCGAAGGTGGTACTCTGAAGATGCTTGCGATTTCTTCTCTTGAATACCGTTGTGTTTGAAGGAATTGGGCTTCCTCAGGGTCGAGCTGCAACTTTTGAAACTCCAAGCCGCCTTCGAGGATCGCAACGCGTCCGGTATTTCCTGCGCCACTATGAAAAGAATCCCATGAACGCCTTAAACCGTCTTTGGCTTCTGGCGAAAGCTTATTAGGAAATTTAATTATGCCGGCAGGCCTTGCACCATTCCGAAAGAAACTTGCGCCGTATCTCTGGCTTGCGAGATGTAAGGCGAAGGTTTCGCGCTGTAAGTACAAAGGCGAATAGCCTGCCAAGCCATCGTAGGAAAGCCCAAGGATGTGAAGCATATTTCTTGCTGGTATGCCCATATACGGCTTACTACCTCGGTAGTCGCCTGCGTAAATTGCGTACCAAACGCTCTCGGTATCGGTGTCGAAATAAGGCTGAACATTCTGCGTAGGTATGTACCAAAGGCCGTTACACTCTCCGTTTGCATCTCTTGAAATTTCTGCGTAGGCGTTTCCATGCAACACCGCTGCTGCTGTCATAATTTCTTTAAAAGTGAAGCCGGAATAATCCTGCGTTGGCTCGTTGTTCAAAATAAAATCAAGCTTTGAATCTAAGCGAATCCTGTTATCGTCTTTTGTTTTTAGATAATGCCTGAATGGAAGTGTTGCCACGGTCTGAGAAATCAAATTTATACAAGCCCATACGGCTGAACTTCCAAGCGCAGTTTGTTCCGTAACTGCAACGCCTGAATAGTTTGAAGTACCATCGACAAGCATATTGCTCGAATACCGTCCAGTAGGCCTAAACATTCTCTGCACGATTTCAAGAAAATTCATAATTATCCCCTATTATTGTTATGCCGTCTTCTAGGTAGCTGAAATCTGTTTCCGTTGCTGTAGATGCTTGCCATCGGCCAAGAGCCATAATCATGGACATTACCCCATCCACTTTATCCTTTTCTCGTGATTTAGATATCGCTATATTTCCATTTCGATCAGAAATACAAACGGCGTTCGAAAACTCCCATTGCAAAACAGGATCATCTGGCAAGATTATTCTTTGAAAATTAATCCACTCTTCTAAAACTTTGGTCGGATTGTTCAAGTTTTTTAGCGTCTGGCGAAAAGTTAGAACTTCAATATTATGATCATCTTTTAACTTCCGTAGTGTTTCGGATGCGTTCCATTCATCGACGCCAATACTTTGAATCTGAAATTCCTCGGCAAGTGCTGCGATATCTTTAACGATTAGCTCTTGATTGATCCACTCGGTAGAGTGTTCGGTAATAAAATCATCTCGAATCCAATCGTCTAAGACTTGTGCGCCAATAGATTCTCTGCGTGATTCGGTGGCGTACTTCGGACACCAATGCCAAACCAAGAAAGCTCCAATATCCTCGCCATAGGTTGGAGGAAAGTATAAAGAAAATGCGCTTAAATCTCTCTTTGAACTTAAGTCTAAACCACCATGACAAACACGCCCTTTGTATTTCTCGATCATTTCCTGTTTATTAATCTTTTCGCATTTCAGGTATTTATCGATTTGAATCCAGTTCTGTTCTGCGGAGCCTTCCCATAAATTCAGATGATACCTTTTAAAATCCATTTCTTTGGAAATACTTGTTTGCGCTTCTCGGCAAGAGTCTTCAAGAAACTTTTCATTCAAGGAAATTCCGATATTTGGATTCGCTTTGAGCCATTGCACCGGATCTTTCCAATCTGCGCCTTGGTCTGCGGCATAAATAACCGGTAGGAAAGTTGGATCTTTAATCGATCCGTCCATTACCTTGCGAGCGTAGGAGTGTTGCGAGTACCCGAAGCTTGCTTGTGTGCCTGCGGTGGTAATCATCCAGAAAGCAAAGTTTTCGCGCGATCCGCCAGCGGTGCGGAGTGCGGTATAGAGTTCATCGTTACCAAGGCAATGGACTTCGTCGAGGATACAAAAGCTTGGATTTAATCCATGTTGGCGCTTGGCATCTGCGCTAATCACTCGGTAAATTGAATTCGTTGAAGGAACTGCGATTTCGTTTCGTAATACCTTGCACCTTCTAGAAAGGATTTCGGAGCTTAACACCATTGTTTTGGCGGAGTCGAATATGATTTTTGCTTGATCTCTTGTACTTGCGGCGCTAATAACTTCAGCTTGGCCGCCATCGCCCAATAATGCGAATAGGCCAAGAGCTGCTACGAGCGTTGATTTACCATTCTTACGGCCAAGTTCTAGCCAAACTTGTTGGTATTGCCTTTGCTTATCTGGTGTTAAAGTGTCGTAAAACTTGACAAGTAAATCCTTTTGCCACGGCGCAAGCGTAAACTTTTCGCCAGCAAGCTTACCCTTTGCATGGCTGCAATACTGTTCAATGAAGTGAATAGCTTTCTTGCTACTACTCATTGCTCATGTCCGTAAATAGGTCATCGTTATTGCCCATCATCGGAACTTCAGAAGGATAATCCGAAGGCGTTCCAATTCTTGTTAGTTCGTGCCTGGTTGATGGTGTCAGGCGAAGAGCGTTCGCAAGTTTCAACGCTAATGATTCTAGTGCAATTATTTTTGGAATGATCGGCGAAGGCTCGCCAAGTTCGTCTACCAATCCATGCGTTGCAAGTTCTCGCTGAAGCCCTGCGATCATGCCAAGAGTATTCGCCAGGCTAATTACCGGTTGCGTTTCGTGCCTGGCAATAAGCGTAGCCGGTGCGCTATTCAGGATAGCTTGAGCGATTCGTTTCTCAGTCTCCTGAAGGCCAGCATTTGCGAAGTCTGCAAAGGTGGCCTCTGGTGCGTAATGAAAGAGTTCGCCTTGTATCGGTGCCGTTTTAGGGCCGGTCTTGCTCTTCAGTGTCATTTCCTACTCCTTTTGTAAAACTTGAATGGATTTTGAAAAAATTAGTTCGTAAACTGCTGGC